AATCCAGCTGGTATGGCAGGTAATGTACCAGGTGGTGCACCAGGACAGATTTAAGATAAATAAACATATGAAATTATTTGAAATGTTTGAACCTGCTATTGAAGGTTATCAAGATGTAGCATCTGATAACAGCAAACCAAAGTGGAAAGAAAGTCGTAAAACCAAATTAACGTTACGTCAAATTCGTAAATTACGTAAAATGAATGATGTTAGGAATTATGAGAAGTCAAACTATTTAAAAAAGATTCATGCACAATATTCTCAACCGGCTCCTGAGCAACCACAATTATAAGAGATTATCTCTTATTCTAGGCAAAAACGTAAAAAAACAGCACTTATTGTGCTGTTTTGCCATATATGCTATAAATAAATCTACAAAGCCATTTACTTAGGAGAACATTCAATGGATAATAAAAAATTTGAACAACTTATTGATTTGATTATCAATGAGAACGAAGAACAAGCACGTGCATTATTTCACGATATCGTAGTTGAGAAAAGCCGCGAAATTTATGAATCAATGATGGACGAAGATGATATGATGAACGAGCCTTCTGGTCCAGTGCAAGGTTTATTAGATGAAATTGGCATCGAAGAACAAGGTATGTCAGAAGAAGAAGAATTTGACATTGGAATGGATGACGATGACGGTGAAGAAACTGTTGACATCGAAATGGATGGCGAAGAAGGCGAAGGCGGCGAAGAAGGTTTAGAAGACCGTGTTGTTGATTTGGAAGACAAACTAGACCAGTTGATGGCTGAGTTTGAAGAAATCATGGGCGGCGAAGAAGGCGACATGGGTGATGACATGGATGACATGGATGACGGCATGGGCGACGAAATGGGTGACGAAATGGGTGACGATGAAGTTGGTGAAAACTTAATCCCAGTACCAAAAGCACCTACAGGCGGTGGCGGTGGCGGCGTTATGGAAGCTATCACATTGAAGAAAGTTGGTGGCGAGACATACAACAAGTTTGGACAAATGGGTGACAATGGTAATCAAATAAAGAGCCCAGGATTACAAAACAGCGGTCAAGCTGGGATGGATTCTAAGCCAGTAAAATTTGCTGGTGCTAGTGAGTCAGTTCCAACAAGTCCTAAAGCACCAAGTAATGCATATACTAAAGGTGAAACATCTGTTAAAGGTGCAGGATCATTCAAAAATGCCCCAGCACAAAATAACTTTAGTGAAAAAGGTGAATCTACACCTAAGCCAGTAACTAAAGACGAAGCAGGTAAAGTACGTAGCCCAGTAGCTGAGTCACGTAAGGCTCCTGCTAAAAGACGTATTTAAGGAATCTGAGAGCAATGGCTTTGTATCTCAAAGAGCATCTGACTTTCGACCGTGCCAGTATGGTAGTCGAAAGCTCGGGTGAGGGTGCTTTGAAGAGCCTTTATATGAAAGGTATCTTCATTCAGGGTGGGGTAAAGAACGCTAATGAGCGTATCTACCCCGTTTCTGAAATTGAAAGTGCTGTTGAAACTCTTAACAAGCAAATTGTTGAAGGCTACTCAGTCTTAGGTGAAGTAGATCACCCTGATGACTTAAAGATTAATTTAGACCGTGTATCACATATGATTACTAGTATGTGGATGGACGGAGCTAATGGTTTCGGTAAATTAAAGATTTTACCAACTCCAATGGGACAATTAGTGTCTACGATGTTGGAGAGTGGTGTGAAACTCGGCGTTTCAAGTCGTGGTAGCGGTAACGTGAATGACTTAGACGGCAAAGTCAGTGACTTTGAAATAGTCACTGTGGATATTGTCGCACAACCTAGTGCTCCTAATGCTTATCCTAAAGCAATTTATGAAGGTATGATGAATATGCGTCATGGTCATAAGATGTTGGATATTGCAAAAGATGCTCAGGGCGACAAGAAGGTACAGAGATACCTGAAAGATGAAGTGGTTCGTCTTATCAAGGATCTCAAAATTAACAAAGGGGATTAAGCATGTTAGATGCTATCAAACCATTACTTGAGAGTGGATTAATCAACGAAGAAACTGGTGTTGCTATTAATGAGGCATGGGAAACTAAGTTGAATGAGGCTCGTGAGCAAGTACGTGCAGAATTACGTGAAGAATTCGCACAACGTTATGAACATGACAGATACGTGATGGTAGAAGCCCTTGATAAAATGGTCAGTGAAGGACTAAAGACTGAGATTGAAGAATTTCAGACTGAACGTCAAGCAATGAACGAAGACCGTGTGATAGCGCAACAAAAATTGCGTGAATCAGCTACAAAATTCAATGATTTTATGGTTACTAAACTAGCTGAAGAAATCAAAGAACTACGTAGTGAGCGTAAACTACAAATGGAAAGTCAGCAAAAGTTAGAGCAATTTATTGTTCATGCTTTAGCACGTGAAATTAAAGAATTCACGCAAGACAAACAAGCTGTAGTAGAAGCTAAGGTCAAGTTAGTTGCTGAAGGTCGTAAACAACTTGAAGCATTGAAAGCACGTTTTGTTGCTGAATCTGCTAAGAGATTGACTACGGTCGTTGCTAGCCAACTCAAAGGTGAATTAGGTCAATTGAAAGAAGATATCAAGATTGCCAGAGAAAATAACTTTGGTCGTCGTATCTTTGAAAGTTTCGCAAGTGAATTCAGCGTTACTCACTTAAGTGAGAAAGCAGAAACTCGCAAACTAATGACTCAGCTAGAAGAAAAAGATAAGAAACTAGCCGAATCCATCAATACAATCAGCAACGCTAAGAAGTTGATTGAAACAAAGGAACGTGAAGTTCGTATTATTAAAGAGTCTAATCTACGTGAAAAAACAATGAGCGAGTTACTTGCTACATTGAACGAAGAAAAGGCTGTAGTAATGCAGAACTTACTAGAAAGCGTCCAGACACCACGTCTACAAGCCGCTTTCGATAAGTATCTTCCAGCAGTTCTAAATAACGGTAATGTTAAACCAGCTCCAAAAGCTAAATTAACAGAATCAGTTATCGTAGAAGCAACTGGGGATAAAGCTGCCAAACAAGAAGTTGATATGGAACAACGTGATAACGTTATAGATATCAAGCGTCTGGCAGGGCTTTAATTAAAGACATAATTTAGGAGAAATATAAAATGTCAAAAGTACTCTTAGAAAGCCGTTGGGACGAGACCAAAGAAGCTCTGTTAGAAGGCTTAAAAGGAACTCGCCGTTCAACAATGGGTGTTATTTTAGAAAACACCAAAAAACAGTTACTTGCTGAATCAACAGCCGGTACAACAACAGCTGGTAACATCGCTACATTAAACCGTGTGATTCTTCCAGTTATCCGTCGTGTCATGCCAACAGTTATCGCTAACGAGTTGGTTGGTGTTCAGCCAATGACAGGACCAGTTGGTCAGATTCACACATTACGTGTGCGTTATGCTCAATCATTAACAGACACAAGTGCTGCCCAAACTAGCGTTACAGCTGGTCAAGAAGCTTTGAGTCCATTCTTGATTGCTCAAGCATATTCACGTACTCCATATGCTACTGATTCTACAACAAGCTATACTGCTAACGATACTGCTGCCTTAGAGGGCAACGGTGGTAAGCAAATCAGCGTTCAGATTCTACGTCAGGCTGTTGAAGCTAAGTCACGTAAGTTGCAAGCTCGCTGGACATTCGAAGCTGCCCAAGACGCTCAAAGCCAACATGGTATTGACGTTGAAGCAGAAATCATGGCAGCTCTTGCACAAGAGATTACTGCTGAGATTGACCAAGAGATTCTATTGTCATTACGTACATTAGCATCTACAGAGTATACATACAACCAAGCTACTGTATCTGGTACAGCTACATACGTTGGTGACGAACACGCTGCCTTAGCTGTTCTAATCAATCGTGTTGCTAACTTGATCGCACAACGCACACGCCGTGGTGCTGGTAACTGGGCTGTTGTTTCTAGTGCTGCCTTGACAGTATTGCAATCTGCAACTACTTCAGCTTTTGCACGTACAACAGAAGGTACATTCGAAGCTCCAACTAACACTAAGTTCGTTGGTACATTGAACGGTGCTATGAGAGTTTTTGTTGACTCTTATGCTCCAGACACAACACCAGTATTGGTTGGTTACAAAGGTTCTTCAGAGACTGATGCAGCCGCATTCTATTGCCCATACATTCCATTGATGAGCAGTGGTGTTGTTCTAGATCCATCAACATTCGAACCAGTCGTATCATTTATGACACGTTATGGTTACATCGAATTAACTAACACTGCATCTAGCTTCGGTAACGCGGCTGACTATGTTGGTGAGATCGCAGTTCAAAATCTTACATTCCAATAAATTGGAATCAAACTTACAACCCTCGGGATGGGAAGTTACAATCAAGCACTCTTCGGGGTGCTTTTTTGTTATCTATATTTTTTTGCTAAATATAATAAAGGATAATACTTTATGCAATTTATAGGTGGAGTAACAGTTAGTGGCGGAATAGATTTACAAGGGCCACCACCTGCTCCAATTGTTATAGGAGATCCTTATTTTTCAAATACTATAATGTTGTTACCCGGTAACGGAGCTAATAATGCACAAAATAATACATTTATAGATAGTAGTCCAAACAATTATCTAATTAATCGTGTTGGTAATACTACTCAAGGAACTTTTACTCCTTATGGTACTAATTGGAGTGGCTATTTTGTAAGCGGGGGATATTTAACATTAAGTGATAGTACTCCCTTAAATTTAGCCGGTGGTTCTTATACTATTGAATGCTGGATATATCCAGACGGAAACTATGCAGGTTACAATACAATTATTGCTAAACGTGTAGGAAGTAGCTCATCAACTGCATGGGAAATTTATTTACGAACTGGTACAGGGGTACTTAGTTTTTATAATGGTACTAATATTGAATCTAGTGTAACACCTACTTCTAACACATGGCAGCATGTTGCCGCAGTGTATGACGGTACTTATATTAATCTATATTTAAATGGTACTAGAGTTCTTCAAACAGCAGTTACAAATACAAACGTTTCTGCTAGCATCTATATTGGCACATTCCCTTCGTATTCTGAACAGTATTTTGGATATATTTCTAATCTACGTATTACTAAAGGTGCGGCATTGTATACAGGAACTTCATTCACAGTTCCAACCTCAGTGTTAACAACCTCAGTACCATCCGGTACTGTGTCGTTACTAACATGTCAAACAAATCGTTCGCTTGACACAAGTGTAAATGCGGCAACAGTAACTACAAACGGCACCGTGGGTACTTATAAATTTACTCCGTTCTCTATAAATTCAGCATATAGTACATCTGTAGTCGGTGGATCTGGATTTTATGATGGATCAGGAGATTACTTATATATAAATTCAAATGCAGAAACAGCATTCCAATCTAATAATTTTACCATTGAATTATGGGTATATTTAACAAATGCTTCAGCTAATGCATTACAATGTTTTTATAGTAATTATACTAACTTTGCTACAGCTGGTTCAATTTACTTTGGCAAACATTCAAATAACAGTGGGTTAGTAACTGTTTGGTTTAGTAACTACACCACTGGTGGCCCTATGTTAGTTGATGGCACTATGCCACCTTCAAATCAATGGACACACTATGCACTAGTTCGAAACAGTAATACTTTTACGTTGTATAGAAACGGAGTATCAGTATCATCTGTAACTTCTAGTATAGTAGCAACCAACTCAACAAATCCAAATTATATAGGTGTTCCGGGAGATGCTACCAGTAATTATTTTATGCAAGGATACATGAGTGGATTTAGATTAATTAATGGATTAGCAACATATACCTCAAATTTTACACCACCTACCAGTCCACCGACTGCTGTAGCGGCGACTCAATTATTATTAAATTACACCAATGCTGGTATAATTAATAATGCAATGATGTCTAGTTTAGAAACTGTAGGAGATGCTAAAATATCTACAGTACAAAGTAAGTTTGGTGGAAGTAGTATAGCGTTCCCAATTAATACTGCTTACCTTACAGTTAATAATGCATCATCACCAACTGTTGGAGCTACTGATTTCACTATTGAGTTTTGGATGTATTCGACTTCAACAACATCAGGTTATGGAAATATATATAATGGCGGTGCCCCTGCTTTTGTAATTCGTTTTGGTGATGCGGGCTTCTATGATAGGTTGCAGTTTGGTTCTAATATGAATACAATACCAGGTTGTTATAGTACATCTTATACTAGAACTAGTCTATTAAATGTTTGGACACATATTGCCCTTGTTAGATTTAACGGCCTAATCAAAATATATGTGAACGGAATAGCGCAAATGTTAGCAACTGGTCAGAACACAACGTATGATATTATAGGTGAGGTAGCCTCAACTAGTTTTGGAGCTCCGATAAATATTGGAGGTAATCCGGGACTTGCAGGGTACATAGATGATTTCCGTATTACAAAAGGAGTTGCAAGATATACTTCTAATTTCCCAGTACCAACAGTTGGCTTCCCGTTGTTAAGTGGAATTAGTGTTCCAAATCCGCCTACTATAGTTGAAGCGGCCATTATTGATTCTACTAGTGCAAGTGTATCATTTGTTGCACCAACCATTAATGGTGGTTCAACTATAAACAGTTATACGGCAACAAGTAGTCCTGATAATATTACTAGTATTGCATATACCTCAGCATCAGGAACTATTATTGTCCCAGGGTTAACGCCAAATACAACTTATACATTTACCGTAACTGCTACAAATGCGGCAGGGACGAGCGATGCAAGCAGTGCAAGTAATCAGGTTACACCCGGTAGTACGACAATGCCTATTGAATATTTGGTTGTTGGTGCCGGCGGTGGTGGCGTTTATGCATCAAGTGGTGGAGGCGGTGGCGGAGTATTGTATAATTTAGCAGGTAATTTTGTACTATCTACACCATATACTATTACAGTTGGTGCAGGTGGAGTTGGCACTAGAACTGCAACTGTTGCATCATCTGGGCAAAATAGTTCTATTATAGGAAATAGTTTAAATATTGTCGCACTAGGTGGAGGCGGTGGTGCTTTCTATAATTATCCAGGTGTTGCAGGTGGTTCAGGTGGCGGTGCTGGATACAATTTTGGTACTGTTGCTCAAATAGGTGGTGCCGCAACACAAACTTCTGGTAGTTATGCTGGTTACGGATCAGCTGGTGGAAATACTATTAACTCTCAAAGCCAACCTTATTCTGGAGCCGGGGGCGGTGGAGCCGGTGCAGTTGGCGGCTCTGTTACTTCTACTACAGGCATTGCTGGTGCAGGTGGCAACGGGCTTGCATTTACAGTATCCGGAGTTTCGGCATACTATGGTGGAGGTGGTGCAGGTGGTGCAGGTGGAAGCGGATATGCAACGCCCGTAACAGCAGCCGCATTAGGTGGTGGTGGTATATGTGGTGGAAATGGATCTGGTACTAATATGAATGGTACAGCAAATACCGGGGGAGGAGCTGCGGCTGATAATAGATCGACCGGTGGTAGTAGTAACGGTACATTTGGTACAGGCGGATCAGGAGTTGTAATACTACGTTATCCAGATAGTTATCCGGCTGCAACATCCACTACAGGAAGTCCTACAGTAACATTGTCAGCTGGTTATAGAATATATAAATGGGATAGTTCAGGATCAATAACTCTTTGAATATGAAAGATACAGTATTATGGAAATGACAGGTGGAATATCATTTGAAGGTGGAATAAATTTTATAGAACCGCCTCCCCCAATTAGTCAACAAGAATA